CAGCGGGCGGCCGCAGACAGTGCGCATGATTTTAATCGTGAACAGCACCGCGGCCGTCACGCTGAAAATTGATCCGTCAGTAGTGCTGGCGACGCGCAAGTATGTTGATGATGCCGTGATCGAGGTAAAGGCATACGCTGACGGCGTAATGAAAAAGCATCTCGATGCTGATAACCCCCACAGCCAGTACCTGCAGATCGCAAATGCCCTGGCAGAAATCAAAGACGCCGGGCTGATTGCTGACGTTCTCAAAAACCTCGGTTTAACAGAAAAGTTTGCCGGGCGTATTATTGGCCGCCAGATTTTTACTACGCCTGGAGCAATCAACTACAAGCCTTCGCCCGGAACGAAACGCATCAGGATTATCCTGACCGGCGGCGGCGGCAGAGGTTACGGCTATCTTGGATGGGGCAGCGGCTTCACAAGCCGTGGCGCAGGTGGTGGCGCGGGCGGAACGGTCATCGCATGGCTGAACGTGGACGATACCAAAACTTACCCCGGCGTGGTAGGCCGTGGCAGCGATGAAAATCTGTCAGCAACAAGCAGCACATTCAACGGCCTGTTGACTGCGGGCAACGGCGTGAATACTTCATCAGGTGATGCGGGCGGCGCGGGCGGAACGGCAGTCGGCGGCGATTTAAATATTCAGGGTGGTGACGGCAGCGATGCGCCCGGCATTATCTCGACGACCACAAATCCTTATCGAGGCGGTTCTGGTGATGGCGGTGTAAGTTACTGGGGTGGCGGCAAGCGAAGCGGGGACGGTAATTTATCCGGTAAAGGGAAAACCTTTGGGACTGGAGGTGGCGGTAATACCCGATCCGATCCCTTTATTGGCAACTATGGTTCGGACGGAGTTATTTTTATTGAGGAATACAGCTGATGAAAACTTATGCCCGCATCGAAAATCAGCGCGTCGCGGAAATTGTCGCGCTGAATGTGAAGCCTGAAAAACTTTACCACCCGTCGCTGGTATGGGTGGATATCACCGCGCTACCCGAACAGCCCGATATAAATTATCGCTACAATGACGGCGTTTTTACTGCCCCGGTAACAGATGCTGAAAATGCGGCGCTGATTGCCAGCAGCAGGCTGGCAGCCGAAACGGATGAGGCAAGCCGTGTCATTGCGCCGCTGCAGGATGCAGTTGATATCAGCATTGCGACAGATGAGGAGATCAACCGCCTGGCAGAGTGGAAGCGATACCGAGTGTCGCTGAGCCGGATTGATACCAGTGAAGCGCCAGATATCGAATGGCCTGCAAGGCCAAAATAAAATGAATGTGTCAGCTCAAATCAAAGCTGACACTATCCCTGAAAGACATATCTCTGTTGAGAGGCCGCTTTGTGCCATTACCGGACATACTGAGCAGAAGGCCAAAAAGGAAGCTTTCAGGACATATAGCAAGGGAGCAGGGATGAAAGAATTAACCCAATATATTTAATGTTTCAATTATGATAGTTTCTCAATTAAAGGGGGCTATCCCCACTTAATTAATTGTACCACTCAGTCAGAATTTGGTTGCTAACTTCATCCGAGAGATTGTACCAATAAGCTGAGTTATTGGTTGCGTCTACAACAATAAGCTTATCATCACTATCCATGACCGCCCTTACAATTTTGGCTGCATCCTCGGCAGAGTAACTACAGTTAACATACCAGTTCGATTCAGTTGGTACAGCCCAATTCCCTAAAGATTTAATTGCATCATACACAGCTGCATAATCTTTCGTTTTAATGAGGTCGTAAGTAATAAATAAATTATTAGCCATAAATCATCTCCCAAAGGACAAAGGAAAAAGCGCCCCGGAAGGCGCTCATATATTAATGGTCTTTAAGCCATGCCTGTACTTTCTTAGCCGAATGACCTACGGCCTGTACGGCTTGAACAAGTTTGGCCTCGCTAACTCCAAACTTTTCAGCCCAATCACGTCTCTCATAATCCTGTTTGATACTTATTAAATCATTGTCAGGGGTACCGATTTTGGTCTTATCATCAGCCATATTACTGATTCCTCGTGATACAGGCTTATGCCTGCCCATTAGTTATATGACTCCCGTGCTGCTTCGTAAACGATCAATAATCAAACAATTGACACTGATCATAAAACCAGTTAAAGGCTTTGACTCTACCCTGGATAGATGACGCCAACCCCTTTATATTGTTGTCGGTAACTCACTAACATTGAACTCATGCTGGTGAGTGAAAGGCCACATAAACGCTCAACATTAAAGCCGCCCTCAGCAGCGTTCGCGGAGCAATATACCGCAGCGCGCACGCGCCCGATTCTATGACAGTGATTAATACGGCAGACGTAAGGCGCTGTCACAACACAGCGGCGGTATTTATAGTTCCAAAGGAAGACGCGGACAGCGGCCACGTCAGTGCGGCGCAGTTCCAGCCGCCCAGAACCATTCAACAGAAAGCGATACACATCTTCGAATACAGCAGCATTTGTAATCCGTCCCGTCCGTGGCATGTTGCCGAGGTGTTCTAGATAGCCCCGCATCGCTTTTTTAATAGTTGGTCTGTCCGTGTAACCATAATTCAAAGTCTCAATCGTCAGACGCAACCCGCTTACAGGCTTCCTATTCAATCCTCGCGCTACGAGCAACCCTAGCCGCTACCACGTTTTCAAGTGTCAGTAAGTTCTTTGTCAGATCTCATACAGCCTTGGGCTGGGTGAGGCGCATGGGGGAAGTTGAAGCCTTAACCGTTGAGGTAAATCGAACCATAAGCGTGCAATTTTTCAAGCCGGGCGCTATTTTATTTTGAATACAATTAGCACGCCACCCCAAGGACAACTCATGATCGAGTTTATCGCAGAGCATATAAACACAGTAAGCACACTTATCTCCGCTTTGGCAGCATTGCTAACAGCAGTTGCTACATTTTTCTTGTGGAGAGTAACAAGGCTATTAGCAGACGAGACAAAAAGGATGGTTGACGCATCAGTTCAACCTCATGTCGTTGTGACTCTTGAACCAAATTCTTGGGCTGCTTTTTATTTTGATATCAATATTGCTAATACCGGAAATGCCCCAGCCTATGATATTGAAATCGGATTTAATCCCCCACTGGTAAATGCAGAACATAGAAAAAATAGAGACATACCATTTAGCAAGGTTAGCGTATTGAAAAACGGCCATTCCCTCAACAGCAGTCTTTGCAAGTATGAACAGATTAAAGATCAAGTTTATTCTGTCAGTATTAGTTGGTCTAAACAGCCGGGCTCAACTGAAAGAGAGCTGAATGAGTATTCTTATGATATGGCTTCTTTCGAGGGGATTAGCTACTTAGGAGCAAGGAGTCCAATGACACAGATAGCCGAGCAGGTGAAAAAGATTAGAGAAGACTGGAGGCCGATTTCCCAAGGAGGCAAAAAAATTAAAACAGACAACTATAATTAAAGTGACAGAGCAGAGGAACAACGAGCACATGAAGAGTGGTATCAGACCACTGCAAAGGAATGGGAAGAAAGAAAAGCAAAAAAGATAACTAATGCAATTGACCTGCTCCCCATAAATTAGCATACCACAACCTCAGGTCCGCTTTTCGCTCATTGCTGACAGTGAGTTATAATTTTGGCTCAGTTTCACCCTGCGGAACTTCAGCGGCACACCGTCAATTTTGTCTGCTGACAGACCAGCAAACCCCCATCAGATGCACCGCTAAACCTGACCTGACACCCTGAGCACACCCTCAAAACGGAGTGCATCAGATGTTTGATTATCATCATGGTGTCCGCGTCGTCGAAGTCAACGACGGCACGCGCACCATTACAACCGTATCAACCGCAATCGTGGGCATGGTCTGCACTGCTCAGGATGCGGACGCGGCAACCTTCCCGCTTAATACGCCGGTACTTATCACCAACGTGCAGGCAGCTGTCGGCAAAGCAGGTAAAAAAGGCACGCTCGCCGCTGCGCTGCAGGCTATTGCCGACCAGTCCAAACCTGTGACCGTCGTCGTGCGCGTGGCTGAAGGTGCCGACGAAGCCGAAACCACGTCCAATATCATCGGCGGCACGGATGAAAGCGGCCAGTATACCGGCATGAAAGCGCTGCTCGCCGCGCAGACCCAGCTCGATGTTAAGCCGCGTATTCTCGGCGTACCGGGGCTGGACTCACTGGCGGTGGCAACTGCGCTTGCCAGCATTGCGCAGCAGCTGCGCGCCTTCGCCTACGTTTCAGCGTGGGAATGCAAAACCATTTCCGAAGCCCGCCTGTATCGCCAGAACTTCAGTCAGCGTGAGCTGATGGTTATCTGGCCTGATTTTCTTGCGTGGAACACTGCGACCAGCAAATCAGACACGGCCTATGCCACTGCCCGTGCGCTGGGCCTGCGCGCCAAAATCGACAACGACACAGGCTGGCATAAAACCCTGTCTAACGTCGGCGTCAACGGCGTGACCGGGATTTCCGCATCAGTGTTCTGGGATTTGCAGCAGACCGGCACCGACGCCGACCTGCTCAATGAGGCCGACGTCACCACGCTGATCCGTAAAGACGGTTTCCGCTTCTGGGGCAACCGCACCTGCAGTGACGATCCGCTGTTCCAGTTTGAGAACTACACCCGCACCGCCCAAGTGCTGGCTGACACGATGGCCGAGGCGCATATGTGGGCGGTTGATAAACCGCTAACGCCAGTTCTCGTTAAGGAAATTATTGCGGGCATTAATGCCAAGTTCCGCGAGCTGGTTAACGCCGGTTATCTGCTGGGTGCATCTGCCTGGTATGACGAAAGCGCCAACGATAAAGACACCCTGAAGGCGGGCAAGCTCTTTATCGATTACGACTATACGCCGGTTCCGCCGCTGGAAGATTTAACCCTGCGCCAGCGCATCACCGACACCTATCTGGCGAACTTCGCCGCATCCGTAAAC